GGCTTGAACTTCATGAAGCTTCTCGGAGAGATTTCTTAGCCCATATCCGATTTTGTAAAGAATATCAGCCTTTCTATCACTATTCTCCGAGCTAAACCACTCGTAAAAATCTTTAGCCCGTCCTGAATAGATCTCGAATATTTCCTCATCAAGGATACCCTCTATCATTACAGCAATCCTGCCCAAATCCTCTACCCTTTCTCTCATAAAATACCTTTTTTATTGACAAGGTTTAGTTTTAAATACATAATCTCGCACTGTGCAGCAGTCGAGCAGAGAAGGAGCTTGCGACTGAGCGATGTGAGAACCGGCTCGACACAGCGACGAGTTTACCTTCCAAATGGGCTGCTTCTAAGACCGCCTAAAGTACCTGGGTTATAGGTCTTTGGTTCTACTATTCCCAGAGAAATGCACAGATAGCGCATCGCATCTGCATAGTGAGAATACTGATTATGCAATGGGCTGCTTCGCCAACACGCTCTCTTGTCGTCCCACTCCTTGGTATAGTTCTCCAAAGCTTTGACGAGACCAGCTGTCTTCTTTTCATCGAACCAGCACCTAGATAGAACACTACGGACTGCATCAATACCAGGGAGGATCTCTACCCTTGGGCTAGGAATGAAGCTGAGGCCAAGCTTCCGTGCAGAGTCTTGCCTGCTCATCCCAGTGGAGTATTCGTGGGCCAAAATATCGTGAGGAGCTATGTGTTTATCATAAATGTAAGGCTTTGACTTAACAACCCCTAACCAGTGGACTAAAGACTCTCCAGATCCCTCAATAGCTTCTATGATATGAATCTCCTTACCAACAAGCTGGAAGAATATGATCGCTGTTGAATCATTATACCCCAAATCCCAAGCTGTGTGGACAGGAACCGTATCATCATAAGGAACAAAAGCTATCCTATTCTCGAGTCTACACAGGTTCATTTGCTTGGAGTAGTAGGACCCATCAATAGCAGACATCCACGACTCATCAGAAGTACTAGGATATTCCCTCATCATATTGTCCATCTGAGTCTGAGCCTTGAGTGCATACCAGCACTTCTGCTCCAGGTCGATCTTGATCCCAGATCCTTCTAGATGATCGAAGTAGGTATTAATCTCTTCTGGGAAGGGGACAATCGATCCGACTCTATATGTAGGCTCTTTCCACCAGGGGAAGAAGTGAAACCTAAAGTCTAGCTTAGTGAGAGCGTCTTTTGGTTGCTTCTCAGCCTTCTTGCAAATGTCATAGAATGCGCCAGACTTTCCTTCTGCAGTACTCTCAATGAATACATACTGGCCCGGAGCTACGGTATTCAAGGAGCCTGTAAGAATTTCTTCAGCTTTGTCAGGATATTTTGCACAAATCTTGCCAAACTCTGAGATATGAAGGAAATTAAGTGTACTACCTCGCATAGAGGTTCCAACACGGATAGAGCTACCATTGCTAAACACAAGCTCACGAGCCGAATCGTTCGTAGCAGGGATCTCTTTGCGCACGCTATTAGGTATATTATCATAGGCCAACTTAATCCTCTTGAACAGCTGCTCGGCATCCTCCCTGGTATGAGCGATAATACCAGCGGCCATGTTAGGGTTAAACAGGCATCTATCAAGGAATAATAAGCATACAAACGTAGAAATCCCAAGCTGACGAGCTTTGAGGATCACATTGCAATACCACATGTTGTTGTACAGCTCTTTCTGAGCCCAGTTCAGCTTGAACAGGCTCTTACATCCGTATTTGTCTACTATGTGATAAAGATTCTCAATTCTCCAGAGGGGATCATTAAGAGGGTTGTATGCTATGGTCATCAGCCACTAAGTTTTTGGAGTTCCCCATTGCTTCATTGAAGGCGATTGATACTGGGTCAGACTCCTTCTTAATAATCACAGAAGTAGCTGAATCAAAAACTCCCATTCTAGTTAAAGCTCTAGTACACATTCCTTCTGCAAACTTTTTAGTGAGCCCACCTTTCATATACTTACATTCTTGCATTTGCTGGATTGTTTCCATAATTTCCGAAAACCGTGGGTACTTATCTACAGCTTCTACTAGCCTCTTGTAGGCATAGCCTCTTTCACAACAAAAGTCTTTGTAATATATATTCTTTTCTTTAGACATCCACTTAACCATTTCCGTCAGCTCTGTCTCAAGCCATTCTTCTGTGTATATCTCAGTCCTTCCACCGCCGTTTGGACCTCCATAGTTGTGTCCTGTGGTGAATCTGCCTTTCTCGTCATGTCCTGGAGTAGTCATAGGCTTTATTTAGTTTTTGATATCTTTATAGCATTTTAGATATTTTTGTACATACACTATGCCAAGGAGGCAGCCTGATGAAAAACCGTGCTAAGTGCAAACTGTGTGGATCTCTGTTAGAAAGTTACCATAAATTTGACTATGTAAGTTGCAAGTGCGGAGAGATTTCTATTACTGGAGGGAATGTATCTTTTGAGAGCTTTGCTAAAGACTATGCAAACTTTTTAAGGGTAGATGATAATGGGAACGAAATCCCTGTTAAGGTCATTGGGAGCGAGGAAATTCCCCCCATAGGTCACTCAGTGGGTGGTGAAAGGGATGCTGTAAGCCGCAAAGGGAAACTCTCTTCTATCATTGAACAATTGGAGACTCTTCCTCAAGATGCAATGAATCATCCCCTAACTCACTATGATTTGGTGTATATTTTGCGCTTGATAAAAGAGAACATCACATGATATGTTTATAGCATGTCATACTCAACCATTTTAATTCGTATCGATTCGAGCTTAAAGAAATCCTTTAGAAGACATTGCCTTAACAATGAAACTTCTATGAATAAAGATCTTTGTGAGTATATAGAGTCGATCATTAAGCTGGAAGAATTCCCTACCAAGTCATCTTGCAGGTTAGAAGAACGTCCTCAGGGGAAGAGCCAAACTCTTTGACTGCTTCCTCAACTATAAGTCTGAGAGTAGGGTCGTCTCTTCCCAATGAAACCGGCTCATCTTGATCATAGATGAGGTGCTTCATAGTCATGCTCTTTTCTTCGTTAGACACCCTCACCTTGATCTCTATCATCTTATTTCTTCTTCATGTGAGATAAAGTTTCAGCAAGTACCGCTCTTTTGCGAGTAACAGGGCTCTTGGAGTGTTCTGCTGCCTTAAGTTTGGCTAAAGGGATCTTCTCTCCTGATGGCACCTTAAGGGTCTTGTGTAAGGCTCCTGGCTTCTTTATGGCTGAAGCGATCCATTTCTTATCTGCCATTACTTCTTCCCCTTGCACATTTTGTCTCTTTTGATGTCCATCTTTACGAGCTTTTTCTCTTCTTTGGAAGCCTTCTTCTTAACGGACTCCAAACTTTTCTTGATTGCTTTGTCCATACTACTTCCTTTTCTTAGATTTTCCAGCTCTTGATAGAGCTATTGCAACTGCTTGAGCTTGGGGCTTTCCAGCCTTTACTTCAGTGCGTATATTGGAACTAATAATAGATTTAGATTTTCCAGATTTTAGTGGCATAGGTTATTTCTTTTTATGAGCCTTCTTCATATCTTTCTTGTCATGTTTTGCGCTATTGGCGCCTTCTTTATTCTCATTTTTTTTAGCGTCTTTCTTTGTCTTATCTTTTAACCTTTTCATTTTTTTCTCCTGTGCTTTACTCCCATTCCTAGCATCCCCTTCTCATAAGGATCCCTTTTCCTTACAATGTCATAGGCTGTAGGATGCCTATGCATTGCAACACATTCTTTACAAAGATTAGTATATCCAACGCCCTGTTGAAAAGAAAAATCTAATAGGCCTTTTTCTTTCTTACACTTCCTGCATATCTTGCGCATAGCACACCTAATATCTGTCACTAAAGGCTAAATAAGTGCTGAGAATAGCAAAGCCAATTCCCAATAAAGCAGCTATTCCTAAAAATATATCCATCAGATCTCTTCCACCTCTATCACTGTGCGTGGTTCCATAGAATATAGCTTTTTAGCCTGAGTTTGGACAACTTGATTATCATCCTTGATCACAACCCCTATGAGACAGTCTTCTGCAAACTTGATAAGATTGGTACAATCGGGTCTCTTGTCGTGATAAACCACTTCCCCTGATTGAACTTGATCTACTAGACTTTTCTTGGCTCCTTTAGGAAGAGGCATATAGAAAATAAACTCTAGCCGTACAGGCTTGGTAAGAACTGCTGCATCTTCTTGCTGCACTCTTAGATCCCATCTCATAACGTTCTTTCTATCGCAGTTAGGGCTATAACTGTTTTTACCGAATCCCTTATGAGCCTTCCAAGGAACTGGCTCCCCTTCCACAACATAAACCTTTCCCATTATATCCTCATAAGCTTCCCATATTTACCTATCACATATCCCCAGGAAGTAATTGGCACGGCAGACTTAGTCACCTTCTGAATCTTAATAGCCATAGCCCTCCCAGGACACTTCTTCCCATTCACCCATAAACACACACTTGCCGCGCTACACCCTAACTTGTTAGCAAAATCCGTATATGTAAATTCTTTTAACTTTAGATATGCTTTTAAAGCCTCACCCCTATCCAAAGAGCCCTCCTTGCGATATTTATTATTAAATATATACCCCCATATATTTTAATTTCCATAACTCATAAAAGTTAACGAGTTCTCATAGACAAAAACTGTTTACTTATTGACCGAAAGTAAATGTCAAGGGTACAATCAGCTTGTGATTGAAAATACCAAGCGATAAGAGGAGAGATGCAAGATTATAATTTAGACCCCCCTGAATACGAAGAGAAGTACATAAGCGAGGCCTTGATTGCTGAGTATCAGGAGAAGTTTGAGAAATACATTCTTTCAGATTATGCCCAACAGGAGATGAGAGATGGAATGAGCCGAGAGGATCTAGAGGATGACTTCTGGAAGGGTTTTGATGATTGGTATAGTAAGATGATAGAGCAAGAGAAGATAGATTTTTTAAACGCCTAAGGAGGTAAATATGATGTCAGAGCATGTGAATGAACTAGTTTCAGCTTTAAGTAAAGCACAGGGAGAATTCCCGGTACTAGAGAAGAAAAGTAAGGCTTACAACTATATGTATGCAGACTTAGCAGAAACTTTACAAGCTATACAACCTATCTTAGTAAAGTACGGCCTGTCATTGGTACACTGCATTCAAGAAGGGGAGTTATCAAAGATGGTAACCAGTCTCTTCCACAGTAGTGGCCAATGGATCTCCACAGAGATGTTACTAGAGTATAGGGCTGATGGGAAGGTTAATGCCATGCAAGCCAAAGGATCTGCTATTACATATGCGAAGAGATACACTATTGGATGTTTGCTGAACCTAGCAGCTGACAAGGAGTCTGATGATGATGCAGAAAAATCAAGCCCCAAGAACTATCAAGCTCCAAAAGTGAAGACACTGTCTGCAGAACAGTTAAAAGAATTAGCCGGATGGGTAAAAACCTTCCCAGATTCTGAACAATACCTCTACAAAAGGTACCTTGTAGATAACTTGGCAGCTATCCAGGAAGATTGCTACGATGCTATCATTTCTATGTTCAAGAAAAGATATGCAAAAATGAAACAGGAGCAAGAAAGTGCAAATAATCCCGGATGATATAGAGGATGAGAAGGAAAGAATCCAAGAAACTATTGATGCATTGGTCGATTTTTTTGACAGAATGGAGGTGAAGCCTGCGACAGCCTTTTCATCGATTAACTACATCATGTTTCACATGCTAGACAATATATTCACAGCAAGTGCCAGAAAAAACATAGCATCAGCTTTGATAAAAAAATTAGAGGAGCACTTTATAAATGAAAAAGATAATAGTCGGGACTCCTGAGTGGGAGGAAGCCAGGAAAGAATACATCACAGCCACTGATCTACCAATAATCATGGGGGTGAGCAAGTGGAAGAGTGTGGATGATCTATACCTAGAAAAAATAGGGAAGATAGTCCCGTTTAAAAATCACGCTATGAGAAGGGGGTTAGATTTAGAGCCTGAAGCTAGAAAGATCTTTGAAAATAGATTTGCCACTCTCGTAGATCCTCAGTTTGTAGTTAGCGAGAAAGTTAGTTGGGCAGCTGCTAGCTTAGATGGGTGGGATAATGAAGAGATGCTAGTAGAGATCAAGTGCCCAGGACAACCAGATCATAATGTTGCTCTCGAAGGGAAGGTCCCCAGACACTACTATCCTCAGCTACAATGGCAGATGATGGTGACGGATCAGCCGTACATGTATTACTTTAGCTACAGACCTGAATGTACATCCCCTATTGCTACCATCAAAGTGCCAAGGGATGAAGAGTATATTCAAGATATGTTAGTAAAAGCAGAGGGATTCTACCTCTCGGTAAAGAATCGAATCCCTCCAGGAGAACCCAACAATGCGGCCTCAGAACTGCTTCTCCAGCTTGATGATGAGTTTGCTCTATCTTTAGAAATAGAGCTCTTTCGACTGCTCGAGAAACGCAAAGAAGACGATGAGAGGATCGAATATATTAAACAAGAATTGTTGAAATTGTGCAAGGGTCAAAAAAGTAAGGGAAGATTTTTAGCCTTCACCCCAGTAGACACTAAGGGATCCATACAGTACGAGAGGATCCCACAATTAGAGGGTGTTAACTTAGAGATATACAGGAAGCCTGGTTTCGTCAAATGGCGCATTGACCAATTAGACAAAAACCATTAACCTTTAAAAGGTTTTTTATTTCCTTACATTTGATTACTCCTGAGGGGTCTGTGAAATATCAGGCCCTTTTTTAATTCTCCTATCAAGATCCTCAGCCTTCATCTCAGCACTTCTTCTGGATATATAAGCATCAAACTCTTTCTGAACAATTAAATTGGATGCCTTCACATATTCCCCCATCTTCTTCAAAAACTCATCCTTTCTGCCAGCCTTGATGGCATAAGCATACAAGTCCGACCAGCTTTCCACTTCAAAAGAGTCTTGCAAGAAGGGATCCGTTTCATCCCTAAATGGTATTTCATCTATCCATGTAGTCAAATCTGTCATAGGGGGAGGGGGCTTCATTTTTAGAAAGATTCTCAAATCTCGCGAACTGCTTTAAGTAAGTCAGATCCACTTCTCCAATAGGTCCATGGCGATTTTTCCCTATTATGACTTGAGCCAATCCTGGCTTATTATAAGCATCATAAACTTCAGGTCGTGACAAAAGGAGAACAACATCAGCATCCTGCTCAAGAGCACCACTTTCACGAAGATCGCTAGCTATCGGTTTCTTATCCGCTCTTTCCTCTACCTTTCTCGATAGCTGAGCCAGACAGAGAATAGGAATTTTCAACTCTTTAGCTAAGATCTTCATACTACGAGAGATTTCCGCCACTTCTGTTTGTCGTGTCTCATCCCCTCTATACGATGATGATCCAGAAATCAATTGTAGATAGTCGATAATCAACACCCCAATATTATACCTTTCCTTCATCCGACGAGCTCTTACTCTTAGATCCCCCATGCGAATACGGCTTTGATCATCGATAATGATTTGTGCCTTACTGAGATTCTGTACCGCCACATAAGTCTTTTGATATTCATCACCAGAAAGATTACCCGTAGCCACTTTTGATTTCTCTATCTGAGCACTAGAGCAGATCATCCTTGTCACTAACTCATCAGCAGTCATCTCTAATGAAAACATCCCTACAGGAACATTGCTTTGAATCGACACTTTTTCTGCAATACTCAATGCAAAAGCAGTTTTACCCATTGCTGGACGAGCTGCAAGAATGACCAGATGAGAATTACCTAGGCCGATTAATAGCTTATCTAGATCAAGGAACCCAGTCTTAACCCCATCAAAAGGAACATCCTTTCCCCCAGTTTCCCTAAAACGATTCTGTCTTTCCTCCAACTCTTCGATGAAGCTCTTCTTAGACTCAGAATGCTTACCCTTGATAATATCCCCAATCAACATTCCCGCATTAGAATAGGCCCCTTGGCTTACTTTAAAAAGCTTAGACTGTACCTCTTCCAGTAACTCTTCACCATTCTGGTTGGATTTCAAAGACTTTAAATACAACTCAGATCCAATCCTACCAAGTCTTCGCAACGTGGAGTAGTTTTTTATGATCTTGATGTATTCATGCACAGCCGGGAAGCATTGAGAATAGATGTGAAGGCTCTTGATAAAAGCAATCCCTCCAACC